CACGAAATAGAAACACATACATTTTCTTGCAGTTGATTTATCTTTTCACGGCTACACGAAACAGTAATTCCGTCTTTTTCAAAATCGCAAAAAGGTTCGCTTTCAAATAAGTCTAAAATAGACTCAATTTTTTTAAAGTTTTCCTCTCCAAATTCGACAATAAAATCTTCTTTTAAATCTTCAAACATGACTGAAATGTAAACTGGCAATAACTTCGCATACCCGGCAATAAGGGTAGCACTGGTTTGCCAACATTATAGGTACTTGTAAATTTATCGCTGACAGATAGGGAAGTACCATTTAAACCCTTACTGCGTGTATGCTACAATGTTAGTTCAAAAAGGTATATTCGTGAATTATTCTTTGATGTTAATTTTGAAATTGCTTTCCATCTCACCGATTTTGTATTTTAACAACAATGGAAAGTTAGTGAAAATATCCTTAAACTGTTCCCGATAAGTACGATTTGTTGAATAAAGATTCTGGATTGTTTTAATAGAGTGGCAGCAAGTTGCATGATCCTTTCCAAATTCAGCAGCAGCCGAAGCAAGCGACAACCCTAAATAAATTTTATTGTAAGCCATAATAAACTGTCTTGCTTGAACAACTTCACGTTTTCTAGTTTTTAGTTTTAATTCTGACGTACGGCAACCAGAGTCTACACATACGTCGTGACGAAAGTTATTTGTTACCATTTCAAAGGGTGCGTCTTCAAAAGTTAAATATAACCCTGAAAGCCTTAAAATAGAACCATAAGGTAGCTTTATTGGATTAAGTTCAAACGAACACCAACCGTTTTTAAGTCGAGTGGGTTGGTTATTGAAGATGTATTCATTCCCTAGTTGATCAACTGCTAGAAATGCCATAGTTTATAATTTTTTATTGTTTTTGTTTTTTCCAGTCTTTTGTCGGGTCCGGGATCATATCATTTTCAAATCCCGTACTGAACGATTCTGCATATAACATTTGCATATTTTCATAGTAATGAACTGCATCTGATTTATGCATTTTTGTAGTTGTTAATCTGAAAGGTTCTTTGTATGTTTCGCTCGTTTTAAAGTTGATAATAGGCTCTACTTTCAACCATTCATCTAATATTCTTTGCTTATAATCTGGTGGCAAACAGTGAACCATACACCATTCATGCACCATCTTTTTTGATGGATCTTTGAATGTTCCACCTTCAACAAGTGCAGCCTCAAAGTATTTATAGGGTATTCCCCACATTGCGTTATTTTGCTCCAAAGAACGGATATTTTCAACTTTGCGAATGATATTAATATACCTTCCGTCGGGCAATAGTTTGATAAGCAATTTAAACTCACTAATATTTTCATAGGTGATTTTATCGCCTTGCTTATCAAACCAGGTCTCAATGTCTTTCACTTTTACAATGAATTGATTTGTGAATTAGCCCAAACCTTAAACGCTTCAAATTTTGCATTAATAACATTTGCAACGGCAATAGAAGTAGCGTCGTTAAGTTCAGGTATGGTTAATAAAATTGATTCAACCATTTTGACAAGCTTCTCTTTATCCGGTGCTTTTGCTGCTGCTTTTTCGGCTGCGATACGTTCAGATTCTTTCCGGGTTTCTTCATCCTTTTTGTCCTGAATTTCTTTTTCAAGAAGTAGCCTTTGTGATTCAGCCTTTAATCTTTCTGTTCTGGCTGCATCTTCAATGGTTTTTTGCTTTGTAATTGCCTCTTGTCTTTCTTTTTCAAGAATAGCATTTTGCTTTTGACGTTCAGCTTCAGCCTTTTCACGTTCAATTTTTGCAGCCAATTCAATAGCGTCCTGTTTTACTTTTGCTTCTGCGCGTTCCTTTGCTAAAACTGCATCATGTTTTTCTTTCTCAATACGTGCCTTTTCGTCAGCGTCAGCCTTTTGTTTTGCAATTAGTTCGGCCTGTCTTTTGCGTTCAGCTTCGAGTTTATCAGACTCTTCCTTTAGCTTGCGTTCAAACTCTGCTTGTTTTTGTTTGCGTTCTTTTTCTTCCTGTGCAATTCTTTCTTGAGTCAACCGTTCTTTTTCAATTGCCTCGGCTTTTAACCTTTCGTTTTCAAGTCTGATTCTTTCCTGTTCGGCTTCATAAGTTATTTTTTTTGCTTTGAGTGAATCAAGCAACGCTTTGTAGTTTTCATCCGACATTGAACCCATTGAAATTACAGAAACCAAATCATTTTGAAATTGATCGTATTTGTAAAGTTCAGAAATTCTTTCCCTTCCAAGTTTATCAATCCTTTCATTATCAATCCTGAGTTGTTCGGCTTCCCGTTCTGCCTTAATTTTAGCCTCATAAGCAACCTTCAATCCCAACAGATAAGAATCAAAAACAATATCAGCCATCAATCCCAAATTTGAAGCGGGATATTCAGTGAATTGTTTTGTCAATGTCAAGCGGTCGGCTTCAAGTTTTGCAATCCGTTCCTTTTCGATATTTTCAAAATGCTTTTCAATTTCAGATAGTTTTTCTTCCATCTGTTCAACTGGTGCAGTTTCTTTGTTTTTCCAAGCATCGACAAACTTGCCAGCAGCCAAAAAGAAAGCCTTTTGTGTTTTATGAATATCGGCGATTCCGGTTCGGGTTTTAACAAGCTTTAACCTTAATTCTCTTGCTTCGTTGCAAAGTTCTTTCGTCAGTTCTTTTGTGATTAATTGCTCATAAATTTGAGCGTATCCATCACGTTCGGTAATTTTAGGCAAAAAAGCCTGTTCAATTGTTGCTACTTGGACTTCTTCGAGTCCGTACTCTTTAGGATCAACTTTTACTAATTCGGTGTTCATTTTGATTTAAGATTTTAAGTGTATGTAAATTTAATGTTTATAAACGTGTTAATAAAGTGTTTGTGTATGCTGTAAAACATCAAACAGTAAATAAGTTCGAGGTTTCTAAACCTGTAATTCTTTCTGAATATTTTCATTTTGCAGAAGGTTTCTAATCATTGATTCTCCAATTAAAAACCCCTTTGTAAGTGCATCAAATTTTGATAAGTCAGGATAAAATCTTTTAATGAATAGACTTTGTTTGTAATTTGGGTTATATGAGCCAAAATCACACCATTTGCGCCCTGAAACCAACATGCCCATATTCATCTGCCATATTGTTCCTGAGTCAATAGAATCACCCAAAAGTAACCCAAAATGAATTTCGTCATTTCTTGCTTTCAACTCAATAAGTCCATCATTAGAAACTAATCCATCAGGTGAATAACCAACAAAATCAGAATGTTGAATAAATCCAACTTGCTTAACCGTATTTCCAGTTTCAAATTCATAGGTTAATCTTCCAATCGGCTCAAGTTCATTACCCCTTTCCATATCTTTGTTGGTGTATGATTGTCTTTCTACGATCATTTCACGGACAATCTGACGACAATAAGTTTCAAGTCCTTTGCCACAATTCCCTATTGCCGTAGCATGAGAAGCAGACATTTTGCCTTTCTTTAACTCGAACCATTCGGGAGTTTGCTGAATAATATTTTCGTAAATTATCATTGTACTAAGGTTTTTGAAAATAAGGTAATCAATGATTCTTTTTGATCATCGGTAAATTTCCAGTTTAAAAGAAGTGAATCAAATTTACCATCGTATTTTTTCAGCAATTCCAATGCTTTCACTTCATTTTCTGGTTTGAAATTAGGCAATAAATTCATTAATTGTTCTTTACGTTCACCAAGCAAGCGAATGAAATTTACTTTATCAGATACAGAATTTACATTTTCATTGTAAATCTTTGTAAGTTCGGCAAATTTTGTAGTTTTTTCAATTGCGGACTGAACAATAGTATCAACATTGGCCAGATTTAAATCATAGTTTTCATTGTCCAGCTTTTCAACATTGACAACGATATCACGAAAGTGACGCTTGCAGGCTCTTTTTATAACTGATTTTAAAACCATTTCAGATTCCCATGCATCCCAAATGTTTTTTGTGGTTGCAACGGCTTTCATTTTTGCAATATCCTCCATATTGAGAGTTTCCAGAAATTCACCTCTGTTGTTTTTGATAATGCAATAAGTTCCAATAATTGTTTTATGATTTGCGAATGGATCTTTAAGCCGGTGGCTATAAATAACCCTTCCAGAGTCTTTAAAGAAAGAAAAATCATCGCCTTCATTTACAACTTGAATATCAAATGTTGATTCAGGATATACATTCAAAAGCAAGTTTTTATAAGCCTGATAATTATAACTTACTATTATTTTACCTCTGTTTGAAATTGTGATAGTTTCACCGTCAATAAAAACATTATCCTTCGCAACCTTTTTATAAATATCAATTGCCTCATCTTCTTTGAAGAAAGGAAACCATTTGTTTTTTGGTGCATTATCTTTCTTTTCAGACTCCAAAAACTTTAGATAGTTAATGTATATTTCAACATTTACTTTATTATATTCTGAAAGTGATTCTGATACTTGTTTGTAATTCATAATATTTTAGATTTTAAAAGTATTTTAACCAATCATAGTCCTTGATCAAGTCTTCAATATTCCACTGTTCTAATCCTTTAACCGGATTTCCCTTGTGGTACATATTGATCTTTTTAAGATTTGCGTAAACCGAAATAGGGTTACATTGATGATTACCGTCAAATTCATCGTATTCGACATTCAGGTCAAGAGTTGCGTAAACTTCAATTAGTTCGTTCAGGGGAAAGTTAATTTCAACACCCTTTAAGGATTCAGCAATGTATTGAGGGTCTAAAGAAAATAATTCTATTAACCTGTTATAGATGAATTTCTTTTCTTCATCGGATAGTTTAACTTCTTTGATAATCATAGTGATTAAGATTTAAAGTTCGTTATCAGAAGGCTTTATTGAACCCTTTATTGAACCCTTTAATAAACCAGTGAAAGGTATGTCTGCGGTATTATGATTCCATTCACCGACAGTAATATCAGAAGTAATAACACTACCATATTTTTTAACAATATAACTTTCAATAGCTTTTTTAATTTCGGCTTTATTTTTGCTATAATCATTATTGATTTTTTCAAGTGCTTCGATCCCTAAAGTGATTTCAGAAGTCATTGTATTGTATCTAATTTTACCAGAAAAACGATTAAATGATGAAGACAATTCCTTCACCCTACTTTCAAGTTCTCTTATCTTTTTATTTTCTTGGTATGAAATTGCTGTGTTGTTTGTTTCATTGATGGTTATTTCATCATTAACAATTTCAGTAATTTCAGAAACTTCAATAGATAGACCAGTGTATTTTTTGGAATAATAAGAATAAACCTGATTTTGGGTTTTGTCTGATTTAGCCACAAAGGTTACAATTGTGTTTAGATTTCCGGCACGAGTTCTTGTGCCAACATTAACGGTAAAAAATTTTGATTCGTTCATTTTATTTAAGGTTTAAAGTTTCTCAAAAGTACAAAACACGATTGATATAAACAATGTTGTTAACATGTTTATAAACACATTAAACTACTGTTCTTTTATCAATTGCAAGTCCGGCAGGTATGAGGTTTAAATGGTCAGCATGAATAGAATACAAGTATTCAAATAACCCAAGCTGATTGTGAATAATCCTGTATTCTTTTTTATACTTTAACAAGAACATGTGTTCAGTTGGAACATACTCAAAGAATGATATTTCATTTCCAGCTTCATCGTATGAGTAAACTCCCATTTCTGAAAATTTACAGTGCTGAATGTCTTTTTGATAAAATGAGTAGCAGTCGGCTATTTTCAAGAGTTCGATAATTGGAAACGTGCCATCCGGAAGGGGTTGTATTAATGCTGAAATAGGAAGAAGAAGGATTTTTGATGAAATTATGTGATATCTTTTACGAATTAAATCAGTTATGTTGTTTATTGTAACCTCATACAATGATTCAGTGTTTGGATCACATGAAAAAATACCTTTTGAAATTGTTAACATTTTTACCCCAGTGCCTAGATAACCTTTAAGATATTTTAATTCGAGTTTCATAGCTAAAATATTACTTCGTTTTCATTAAGCGATTTCATCGCACGTAAATAGTCCTCATTTTCAGAGTTAGTTTTACTTTCTTCTGAAAAGTGATATTCTTTCGGGGGATTCAATAGAATGAATGTTATCAAGACGATGAATATCAAAACCAAAGTCCAAACAATTCCTAAAATTATATAGGCAATTGTTAATATAATGTTTAAGATTAAGTCTATCATTTAAATGATTTTAAAATGTTGCCAATAATGCTTTCTCCTGTGATAAGGAAAAACAGAATGAAAATTACACAG